ACCATAAGCGTAACGCGGTTTGTCGATCCAGTTGAAACAGATCGTGTCGTCGATTATTTCGCCGTCATTCAATAGTTGTTCGGTGTCGATCCAGGTTGTTGTTGATTGAAAGAAGTCTTTTCTTTCGAATAAAAGAATCCCATTTGCAACACGGAATTCAGCATTGAACATAGGATTCAAATAATCGACAAGATAGGATTCAAGCGATTCAACTGGTAGATTGTTGTCGATCACTGAATAATTAGTCGAATTCTTTGCGCGACCTTTTTGAACTTGCGCCGAAGTCATTATCATTTTATGATAAGGCGAAGCTGGATTCTTCAGGATCGAAGACTGAAAAACAAGTCCGCATTTCTGACACGCGTTTTCAATGTAGTCGCGCACAAACGGCGAAGGGTGAAAGCGCCCACAAGCGACAAGCAATGAAGCGGTTTCTTCATAAATGTCACGGATCAAATTGATCAAATTAGCTGGATTGTTGAAAGCGCCGTCGCAAGAAGGCGCGTCGCAATTGATCAAAGGAATGTCACATATCAAACCGATCACATAACAAACCAAATAAATAACACTGACAATGATCAACAATGTCGGCAGAATTGCCAGTGCTATTATTCTAAAGATCTGAATCAATATTGTGTTCAACCAGAAAAGAAGATATGAAATAAATTCAGGACGCGTTTCCAAACAATAACGGACGATTGGACGACTTGCGTTCTGGAATCCGTTCCAGTTGTCCCAGATAATCGTTGACTTAATACAATTCAATTGCGGATCTTCTTCAACAATGTTCGCGGTTATGTAGCAACCAGGTTCACACCAGTCGATTGCGTCGCCATAGATATAACCTTCGAAGACTGGATTTCCGAAGCAACAATCATCGTAAACTTTCACATTAACCTTTTGAGAAAAACCATTCGCTGAATCGATCAAAGCGGTTTTCAGGATATTGAATCCGTCGTCATAAAATGTCAGTTCACTTGAAAATGTTTTTGACAAGCGACCTTCTTCGTCGGCGCTTCGCAAGGTTATTTGAAATTGATCAGTCCCTTCGATCCTTCCAGTGATCAAAGTTCCGTTCAATTCAATTTGCATCGTTGACATTGCCTTGTTTTTTTACCTTGTTTTGTTTCGAATTCGATTTTGTTTGTATTGGATCGAAGAAACGATTCCGTGAATTCCGCGTTCGTCGATCGACAATGACATTCCCTTTTGTTCGCGGATCGCGCGTTCGATCCGTCCAAGCTTTTCGTCCATTCCCTTTGATCCGATCACTTCGATCTTTGCCGACAAACCTTTTGTCAAATACGGATCTCGACCTTTGTGAATGTCTTCAAACAATGAACGATATTTCGAAGTCTTTTCTTTTGTGAATACGAATTCACCTTTGTGAACAACACCCGCTGGTTGATATTTTTCGCCGTCACCAGTGTAACCACCAGACGCGAAACCGCCGACAGACGATTGTGCAAGTGCTTTCGCTTGAATGAATCCAGACGCAAGAGCGATCAGTGTTGAAGCGATTGTCACCGCTGACAAGAAGCCACCGCCGTCTTTCGCAGCCTTCGCGATCGCAACCGCAGAATTGAAAGCGACTTCAGCAAGTGCCAAAGCTTGTTGAACACGGACATAAGACGCGCGTTGTTTATTAAGCTTGTCAAGTCTTTCTTCTTCAAGTTGCAACAATTCCGCGTTTCCTTTTTCCGCAAGTTCTTTCGCGCGTTCGATCCGTCTTTCTTGCGCCGAAATAGCTTGTTCGCTTTCTTTGATCCGCGCATCAATGACATCGTTAATGAATTGAATCGTGTTGTCTTTAAGATCTTTCAAAGCTTGTTTGATCTTTTCTTTTCTTTCAAGTTCAAGCTTCACACTTTCATCAGTCGCTTCTTTTTCATCTTTTGCAATGTCAGACGCGGTTTTCGCTTTTTCTTGTTTGATCTGTAAGTCGATCGCTTTGATCTTCGCTTGTCTTTCTTTTTCCGTCAATGTCACATCGGTTTCAGCTTCTTTCCTGGCATCTTCAAGCGCTTTGATCCGAAGGTTCGATTCTTCTTTCAACGATTCGCGGATCAGTCTTCGCTTTTCAGAAATCAGTTTGATCAACTGACTTATTTCTTCAGCGTTCGTCGATTCATTCAATCTTTTGCGCAAGTCTGAAATTTCAGTCTCAAGCCTTTCCTGAATCGTTTGCTGGTTGAAAAGATCTTCTTCATTCGCGGTTTTGCGAATGTCACCTTCAGCTTTTGCGGCGCGTTCCGCGTATTGTTTGCGAAGATCTGAAATCGCTTTGTTTCCGTCATTCGTGATCTTTTCGTTCGTCTTCGATCTTAACTTGTCGAATTCTTCAGCAACCGCATTCGTCAATTTGCCTTCTTTACGCGCGTTCTCGACTTGTTTGTCAATGTCCTTTTGCGCTTCTTCATTGCGCAATTCATATAAACGATTTATATCGTTTTCTTTTTCGCTCAATGAAACACCAGGAAACAATTCGATCTGTTGTTGTTGAAGTTCGAATTCAAGCTTCAGGATCTTTTCTTTTATCGAAGACAAAAGATCGTCAATTCCTTTTTTCGTGTCACTTGTGTCTGGTGTTGGTGTTTTGATCGGAGGCGGTTTGATTCCAGCAAGTTCGGCTTGAAGTTCGTCGATCACTTTGTTCGTTGTCGCAAGTGCCGTTTCAGCATTGGTTCGCGCAATGTCTTTTCCGAGTTCTTTCGCACCAGCTTGTTGCGTCGCAATGTTTTTCAAAAGATTTGGATTCACATCCTGGAATTGCGCTTGTTTTCCAAGTTCGACAAGCTTCTTTTGTTCCGCTTGTGCGTCTTTCGCGTTCTGATTAATGATCCTTTGTTGTTTGCCTTGTTCCTTGTAAAGAGCGACAAGTTCTTCTTCGATCGCTTGTGACTTCGCCTTTTGTGCAATGAAGTCGATCGCTTTTTTGTATTCCGCATTGACTTGCGCTTGAAATTCTTTTTCGTCTTGTAAGTTCTTCAGCGTCGTCGGATATTGTTCGTTGATCTGGTTGATCACCGCTTGTCTTTCTTTTGATCCGTTCGTCGTCTTTCGCAACTGGTTGAATAGAATATCAAGCTTTGCGCGTTCTTCGTCAAGCAATTCAGATTCTTTCACACGCGCTCTTTCAAGGGATTTCGTCGCGTCAAACAATTCTTCTTGCGCGGTTGTCGCTTCGTCAGTAGCGTCACCGAAGTCGATCATTAAAGAAGCGACGATCGCAAGTCCTGAAGCAAGAAGTCCGATCGGATTGGATCGAATCGCAGTGTTGAAAGCTCTTATTGCAGTTGTCGCGATTCCAGTAGCAATTGCAGAAGCGGTTGTTGCAGTTGTCTGGAGCAATGTTCCAGCGGTTGCGGATCGTTGAACCGAAGTGAATGTCGCCGTCACTCTTGATCTTATCGCAGTGACCGCAGTTGCGATTCTTTCACGCGCAATCATAAGATTCAAAATCGTGTTGTCAACAATTTGCGCTTGTGTTTTCAAACGAACCTTTGCAGTGTAAAAAGCAACCGCACCAGTCAACAATGTCAACACTTGCGCATTGTCGCGGACAAATTTCGGAATCGCGCGAAGAAACGAAATGAATTCAAGTCCAAATTCGATCGCGCCTTGAAAAGCTGGTTTCAATTTTCCGCCAATGTCACGCGCCAGTTTGTTGAATTCGTCTGATAATGTCGAAGCGCGACCAGTCAACGATTTTGAAAGTTCTTCAGTCAGTCCGAAGAAAGATCCTTTTTCACCTTCGGTTGTCAAAAGCTTCAAAGCTTCTTGCAAATCCAGGAATGAAATCTTTCCTTGTTCGCCAAATTTGCGGACATCGGTTTCAGCAATGTTCAACACTTCAGCAAGTTTCGAATAAATCGGAACACCAGCTTCAGCAAGTTGATTTAATTCTTCGCCTTGAACAACACCTTGCGTTTTCGCTTTTCCGAAGATCGTCGCCAGTTCGTTGAAGTCTTTTCCAGTTCCAGCGCTAATGTCACCAAGCCTTCGAAGCGTATCTTGTAAGTCTTTCGCTGGAATTCCAAAAGCCAACAAGGCACGACCAGCGCTTTGAACTTGCTTCGATTCAAAAGGTGTTGAAATCGAAAAGTCTTCAAGATCTTTCAGAACCTTTTTCGCTTTTTCAGACGATCCCAAAAATGTCGTGAATGAAATTTCAAGCGCTTCAAGTTCCGCCGTCGCAGTGAATGTCGATTGCGCGAAATTCAGGAATACTTGTCCGATCTCGATTCCGACAAAAGCTGAAAGCGCACCTTTCAAAACTTGTCCGAACTTCGTGATCGAACTTTCAGCTTGTTTTGCTGAAGTGTTTACTTGTTGAAGTTCTTTTTGAACGGAATCAAGTTCGCGCCGTAATTGCGCCGTGTCCGCCTGGATTCGAAATAAAACATTTTTTGTCGCCATTACTTTGAAGATTTCATTCTTTTTCTTTGTGAATTGTCTGGTTCATCTGAAGTCCCTTTGTCAACTGATTTGTTTTTTTCGTCGATTATTTTGATCCAAGTTGTGATTGTCTGATAATATTCATCAACTGTTTGTTGTCTTCAAATATTCGTGAATATCTTTTTCGGACATATTCGAATATTGAATTGTGTGTTCGAATCCCTTTTGCAAAAAAAAATCACGCGCTTCAGAATCGTTCTTCAGAATTTCGCGCTTTCTTTCTTGCGCTTCGTCAGTCATTTGTGTTTCGTCTTCGTCACCCAAAACGAAATAACAAAGCGCCAGTTCGATCAATGTCTTTTCTTCGCCAATGTAATTCAGTCGGAATTCGACTTCATTCAGGATCGCGAACAATTCGACAATGTTTCCGTCGTTCGCTCTTTTTTTCATTTCACCGATCAGGTGTTGAAATTCTTTTTTCGTCAGATTCATTTCAGCGAATCTTGTCGCGACTTCAGCACTGATCGTTCTTTTAACTGGCATTGATAACGGATTCGTAAATTCAAACCATTCATTGTTGAACTTGTCAGTGTAAACTTTTGTTAAAGCGATCTTTCTTTCAACCGCTTTCTTTTTTTGCGTTTTGCTTTTTTTAAAGAACATTTTGTTTGTTGTTTATTCAATATAAATATAACCGCCGTAGATTGTTGTGTTCGGATTCGTCGCCCAAGTTGGTTGAATCCCTTTTATTTCAATATAGTCACCAGCGACAACCGCGATCGACAAAGATCCATTCAACCAGGTTCTTTCGTTCGTGTTCAATGTCAATGTTTGAATTAAAGTGTCCGTTGAATTATTTAATCGAATATACAATGACCAGGATTCCGCAGTTCCAGCCGTTCCAGAATATGAATAGATCCTTGCAAGTTTGATCGTTCCGCTTTTTGGAATATACACTTTTGAAATGTTCGCCGTTGTGACTGGCGCTTTTGGAAGTTGTCCGAAATAAATTGTTTGTCCGTCCGCTGGTGCTGAAGTCAAAGCTTGAACGGACAAAGTGAATCCAAGTGTCGCAATGTTACCAGATCCGAGAATCGAACCGCCGTTGAT